AGCGCGATATGGCCGCCATCACCTCGCCCGACTATCCCGGCGAGCGGCTGATGGTCTGCCGCAATCCCGAGCTGGCCCGCCGTCGGGCTATCAAGCGCGAGGACCTGCTGGTGGCGACCGAGCGAGAGATCCACTGGGAGACACAGTAGGTCCCGAGAGGCTGGCTTCCGCCGGGGCACTGGACGGCTTGTGCCCGCGCGGATGGAGCAGCCAAAAAAGCAGCCGACAGAAGCGGAAATAGCAGTGAAAAGCCAATGCGCATCAATTCCCCCTACCGGATACCCCTGGCACGTCGGACTAGCTGGGATTGCCGTGACTCGGCTATTTTAACGCGTTAATTCCCGGCGCGCGCAAGGAAGTCGGCAGGAGACAGGATTGGAATGCCCTCGAATGGATTGAGCGGGTGCAAGTGCTTGGTGTCCCCGCTTACGAGGTAATCCGCCTTCCCGTCGAGGGCTAGCGAAAGGAAGATATTGTCCTTCGGATCGCGGCTTGCGGTCGTCTTCGTTGTCACGGCGACAAATTCCGCCAGTTCCTCGATGGCGGAGACATACTCCATGCGCTCGGCCTCCGAACCGTACCGTGCGAATTTTTCAGCCGAAAATTTAGCAATAAGCTCGGAGAGCGTTTCAGAACACAAAAGGATAGTGTGTTTTTCCAAGACGAGGTGAAGCGCGCGCCAGGGGGTGCCGCCTTTGGTTATGTAGCTGCTGAGAATCACGTTCGTGTCGATCACGACACGGAGCGGCTTGGAACGGTGCCACATGGTTAGCTTGCCAGGAACCGTTCAACGTCCTCGTCGGTGACGATTCCATCGGCCTGCGCGATGGCGGTTGCCTTGTCGGCAAGCTCGCCCATGCGGCGCAAAACGCGCGTTTTGCGTTCCTCGTCGGTTTCGATGACGATGGTGAATTTTTGGTCGGGCTGGAGGTTGGCTTGGCGCACCGCATCTGGGAGCGTCCTCAACGTCACGCCGCTGATTTCCCGGCTCATATTGGCGCCTCGCTCGATAACTGCCTGGCTCATAACGGTAATTAGGAAGTTACCTCTATTATATCCATACCTTCCGGTTTTCCAAACCGATCTTCCGAAAAGGGTCGCGACGAGACGTTCTGACGTTGGCGGGGCGTTTCCGAGTTATCGGGTGTTAGGGGACACTAGGTATTGGAGGGAGCCGGGATTAACCGGGATGGGGCGGGACACGGCGGGATGATTGGGTTTGAGCGGCGGAGTGTCCCGAAGCGTTGGTTTTGGAGGGACCGAAAAAAATCGGCCCTCGGACAGATGGTGTTGGAGGAAACGGGAGGCCAGAGAAGAGGCCTTCAAAGGCCGTTTAGCGGATGTTCGTAGAATGACTCCAGCGAGCAAACCGGGCGGGAAGCCCCTTATATACATCGTATGATTGACCGCAGACGGCGGAATCGGGGACTCTCTCGATGGGCGCATTCTGACCGGGGCGATTACGCCAGTTTGCTGGTAGAACCTGGGGTGGCCGGCGAGCGGATTTCGCGGCGGAATTGCTGTATGGCGAGCTTGAGGCCGACCAAGCGGTTGGCTTGGTTGTCGTAGGCCGAAGTGAGGTCGTCGTAGATCCGTGACGCCTCGCGGACCAAGGCAAGCCCTTGAATCCTGCCGCCCTCTTCGCGCACCGCGGCCTCAACGGCGCGGGCGACCTCCTCCATCAACGCCTTATCGATGCCGCCTGCAGGCGCTGGGGCGGGCACAGAGTCCCCCAGACGCATCGGCCCTTTTCCCGTAGCCAGCCATTCAACCGAAACGTCTCCAGCCTCTGCCAGAGCAATGAGACGGGAGCGGGAGGGATCGGCAAGGCCCGCTTTATAGTTATCAATTACGCGCCGGGAGAGGCGCGACTTTCTTGCTAATTCAGTGACGTTTCCGGCGCGATCAACCAGCGTAGCCATACGCTTGGGGAATCCATCGTCATGGTCAGTCTTCATGGCCAGAACTCTGACCGAGCGGTCAGACTTTCAGTTATGGCGTCAGAGATATTGAATATCAATGCGTTAGATGTGATTTCGAGCAGCCCGGAAGCAGCCCGAACACTGACGCGATTTTTCATCTCGACGTAGTGCGACTTTTCTTCCATACTTAGTCCGTTCGTAAGTTCCAGACACCAAACAAAGCGGCCTGCCAGGGCCGCGAAAGCGGGAGCCGATGACGGAATCAGTTTGGCATCGCGAGGAGATCAAGGCGGCGGTCCGCAAGACCGGTCTGACCTTGACCGAGCTGTCCCTCTCCAAGGGCCTGCCCGAGCACGCTTGCCGCGCCGCGCTGGCTGGGCGTCATCCCGCCGGTGAAGCCGCCATCTCCGAGTACATCAAGGTCCCGCTGTGGGTCCTGTGGCCCGGCCGTTGGCGTCAACCTCGTCGGAAGGGCGATCCCGCCATCCGCATCGACCATCGACGTTGCAACGAATCTCGCACAGGCCGGGCAGCCCGTCACCGTCAAAAACACAAGGGGAGTTTGACATGAGTATCGCGGCCCCACAGGCCATAGAGCGCATTCACCGCGTCGCCATCGCCCAGATCGACGCCACCAGGCGCTTGCGTCAGGTTGATTCCGGCCATGTGCAGGTGATCGCCGACTCGATCATGGCCCAGCGGAGCAAGACCGAAAGCGGCCTGAAGCAACCCATCACCATCCGTCCCGCCGGGGAAAACGCCTACAAGCTGGTGATGGGCGCCCATCGCCTCGCCGCCTGCACCCTGCTGGGTGATGCCGAGGTGGATTGCGTCATCAGTTTCATGGACGATTTCCAGGCCCGCCTCGCCGAGATCGACGAGAACCTGTGCCGGGCCGAGCTGACCATGTTCGACCGCGCCGCCTTCCTGGCCGAGCGCGATCATGTGTGGAAATGCCTGAATCCCGAGGCTGGCAAGGGCCGGGCCGGTGCCAAGGCGCGCTGGCACCATGCGACGGAAAATTTTTCCTTCGCATCGGGAATCGCCGACAAGGTCGGGTTGGACGAGCGAAGCATCCGTAACGACGTCAAGATGTGGCGGGCGTTGTCACCCGACAGCCGCACCCGCATTCCCGGCACATGGCTGGCCGACCATCAGGGACAACTCAAGGCGCTGTCCAAGCTGGGGCCGGATCTGCAAGCCGATGTGCTGGCCGTCCTGCTGCGCGACGACGATCCCGCCGCCAGCATCGCCGCCGCCCTGGCTTTGGTCCAGGGGCACCCGACTCCCGAAATCGATCCTGCCGATAAGGCGTTCGCCGACCTGGTGGCGCGGTGGGGCCGCGCCCCGGCGCCGGTCAAAGCGCGGTTCCGGGCATTCCTGGCGGCCGAGGTCTGACCATGGCGCCACGGCGCGATCACCGCACCCTCGACCTGCTCGCCTGGGAGCCACGCTCACCGGTGCCGGAGGTGGCAGAGGATACGGTCATGGCAGCGACATTGCGCGGCCGGATTTGCCGATTGATGGCGCTGTCCATCAAGGAGTGCGGTAAGGACCGAGGGACCATCGCCGCCGAGATGTCGGATTATCTGGGCGAGCCGGTCAGCAAGGACGTGCTGGACAAGTACATCTCGGAGTCCAGCAGCGACCACAACATCAGCATCATCCGGTATCTCGCCCTGGTTCACGCCACCGACGACATGCGGTTGCTGCAAGGTCTCAGCGATCCCTTCGAACATTCGGTGATCCCTGACCGGTTCGTTCCGGCCATCCGGGAATCGATGATCCGTGACCGCATCGAGACGCTGGAACATGAACTGGTGGCGGCAAAGCGCGCCTGGAAGGGTCCACGCTCATGAAACAGTGGTTCACCGCCGCCGAATTGTCCGATCTGGCGCTTCCCGCGATGCCGGCCACAGAAAGCGCCGTCATTCGGGCGGCGAAGGCAAAAGGATGGCAGCGACCCGAGCTTGAATGGTCGAATGAGAACCCCAGGGGCATCTGGCGCAAGCGCACGGGGCGGGGTGGCGGGGTCGAGTATCACATGGCGCTGCTGCCGACCGAGGCCCAGGCCAAGCTGGCGCTGGCCTTAGCACCGGCTCCGCCGCCCCCGGCGCCCAAGGCGGCCCGCGCCCAGTTGGAGGTGTCGGAGTCCTGGCGCTGGTACAACTCGCTACCCGACAAGGCCAAGATCAAGGCGCAAGACCGGCTGCATACCTTGGACGCGGTCGAGACGCTGCTGCGCAACGGGACCAAGAAGGAACACGCCATCCCCCTGGTGGCCGCCGCCCGTCAGGTTGCCACCAGTTCGATCTGGGGATGGTACGCCAAGGTGCAGGGGCGCAACCGCGCCGACTGGCTGCCGGAATTGGCCGACCGCTATGCCGGAAGGGTCAAGGAGGCGGAGGTGACGGCGGAGGCCTGGGAGGCGTTCAAGGCCGATTATCTGCGGGTTGAAAAGCCGACCGCGGAGTCCTGCTTCGAGCGGGTTGGGCGGATCGCCGCCGTGCAGGGATGGACGCTGCCGACCCTCAAGACCCTGCTGCGCAAGATCGAGCGCGAGATATCGGTGCCGGTGCGGGTCTATTGCCGCGAGGGACTGGATGCCCTGAAGCGGCTCTATCCCGCTCAAGAGCGCGACCGGAGCATGTTCCACGCCATGGAGGCGGTCAACGGCGACGGTCACAAGATCGATGTGTTCGTCAAATGGCCGGACGGCGAAATCGTCCGGCCGATGATCGTGGTCTTCCAGGATCTTTACTCGGGCAAATATGTGTCCTGGCGCTGCGACAAGTCGGAGAACCGCGAATCGATCCGCCTGGCGCTGGGCGATCTCTGCGAAGACTACGGCATCCCCAATCATATCTATTTCGACAACACCAGGGCCTTCGCCAACAAGGCGCTGACCGCCGGAACCCAGAACCGCTACCGCTTCAAGATCAAGGATGAGGACCCGGTGGGCATTTGCACCCTGCTGGGGATTGAGGTGCATTTCGTGCTGCCCTATTCCGGCCAGTCCAAGCCCATCGAGCGGTCATTCCGCGACGTGGCCGACCGGGTCGCGCGCCATCCCGCCTTCGCCGGGGCCTATGTGGGCAACAACCCCATGGCCAAGCCGGAGAATTACGGTTCCAAGGCCATTCCGCTGGATGACTTCCTCAAGGTCTTCTCGGCCGAGGTGATTCACCACAACGCCCGGCTGGGCCGGCGGTCCAAGGTCTGTGGCGGAGAAAAGTCGTTCGATCAGGTGTTTGCCGCGTCCTACGCCGACGCCAAGATCCGCATTGCCGAACCCGAGAAGCGCCTGCTGTGGCTGCTGGCCGCCGAGGGGGTCAAGGCCTCCAATACCGATGGCTCCATCACGTTGCTGGGCAACCGCTATTGGTGCGACGCCCTGCATGCCCATCTGGGGCAGTCGCTGGTGGCGCGGTTCGACCCGCAGGACCTCGGCGCCGATCTCCATGTCTACCGCCTGGACGGGGCCTATATCGGCGCCGCCGAATGCGTCGACGCGGCAGGATTCGCCGACGCCGGCAAGGCCCGCGACCACGCCCGCGCCCGCCGCCATTTCCTCAAGGCGACCAAGATGCTGGCCGAGGCCGAACTGAGCATGGAGACCGCCACCATGGCGGCGATGATTCCGACTCCGGCCGATCTGCCCCCGCCCGAGGCCAAGGTGGTGTCGCCGGTGTTCGGCACGCCGCATCTGGGGGCCATGGGCATGCGCAAGACCCCCGAGGCCAGCCCGATCAGCGCCGCCGAACAGGCCGTCATCGACAGCATGGAGGCCGAGATGACGGCCCCGGCCCAGGTGGTGACGCTGGAGACGGTGGAGTCCCGCTTTACCCGGCTGCTGGAGATCGAACGGAGAATGGAGGCCGGTGAGGCGGTCGCCGACGAAGACCGGCGCTGGGTCCAGCGCCAGTCGCGGCTGCCCGACATCAAGGCCAAGCGGGACATGTACGAGGACTTCGGCGAGGCGGCGCTGACCGCTTGAACGAAATCGGCGGCCGGTCCTGCCAGACCAAGCCGCCGCATCCAGCTAAGATGAACAGGAGCAAAGATGACCATTCAGGATCTCAACGTCAATCCAGAAACCAGCCAGGTGCTGCCGCTGCGCAATGTGGCCAAGCTGAAAGAGTTGGTGATCCGGGTCACCGAGCGCGCCCCCGGGCTGCCCGGCCTGGGTTGCTTTTACGGCCCGAGCGGTTACGGCAAGAGCTTTGCCGCCATCCACGCCGCCAACGTCTACCGGGCCTATCATGTCCAGGTGAAGTCGGTGTGGACGCGCAAAAAGATGGCGCTGTCGATCCTGCACGAGATGGGCATCGCGCCGGCCGCCACCATCCCCGACATGATCGATCAGATCGGCCAGGAACTGGCCCTGTCGCGCCGTCCTTTGCTGATCGACGAGGCTGATTTCCTGGTCGCGAAATCCATGATCGAGGTGGTGCGCGACATCTACGAAAGCAGCCAGGGCACCATCATCCTGATCGGCGAGGAGCAGCTGCCGCACAAGCTCAAGGTCTGGGAGCGGGTGCATGGGCGCATGCTGGATTGGGTGGCGGCAGAGCCGGCCTCCCTCAACGATTCCCGCCATCTCGCCGGGCTTTATTGCCGGGGGATCACCGTCGCCGACGATCTGTTGACCGCCTTGCACAAGGCCGCCGCCGCATCGGTGCGCCGGGTCTGCGTCAACCTGGAGAGGGTGCGCGAGAAGGCCGAGACCGCCGATCTGACCACCATGGATCTGGCGGCCTGGGGCAAGCTCAAGGGCGAGTTCTTCACCGGCCAGCCGCCGGCCCGGAGGAGCTTCTGATGCACCCCGGCCGCAAACCCGCCCATATGGCGAAGTCCAGGGGAAGGCAGGCCATCTGGGAGGCGATCCGCGCCCAGAACGGCTTCACCGCCCTGACATTGGCCGATGCCACCAAGATCAATCCCGCCACCATCAAGACCTACCTGCAGGGGTTGGAGGCGGCCCGATATATCGAGCGCATTGATGCGGTGCTGCCGCCCAAGTGGGTGCTGGTCAAGGACACCGGAATCGAAGCCCCCCGTGTCACCAAGGATGGCCAGCCGGTGACCCAGGGCACCGCCACCGACAACATGTGGCGGACCATGAAGATGTGGTCGGGAGACTTTTCCTGGCGCGACCTCGCCATCGCCGCGTCCACCGAGTCGGTGACGGTCTCCGAGATCCACGCCAAGGATTACTGCCAGCATCTGGCCGGGGCCGGTTACTTGCTGGTGATCGCCAAGGGCAAGGGCAGCGGCAACGGGGCCACCCCCAGCCGTTACCGCTTCGTGGCGGCCCGCAACAGCGGCCCGCGTGCGCCGATGATCCAGCGCCTCAAGACGGTCTATGACCCCAACCTGGGCCGGATCGTCTGGAACGAGGAGCCGAAGGATGATTAATCCGGCCCCCGTCACCGCGCTGGGACGAGCCCATGCCGCCTGGGGTGAATCCATCCCCGCCTGGATCGTGGTGCTGGCCGAGGAATGCGACCGCACCAACCAGGGTGCCGTTGCCCGCCGCCTGAATTACTCGGCGGCGCTGGTCAGCAATACCCTCAACAACAAATACACCGGCAATTTAACGGCGGTTGAACAGGCGGTGCGGGGCGCCCTGATGGCCGAGACCTTGACTTGCCCGGTGGTGGGACAGCTGGCCTCCGACGCCTGCCTCAACCATCAGCGCGCGACCTGGGCACCCCACAACCCCCAGCGCATCGCCTTCTTCCGCGCCTGCCGCGCCGGCTGCCCCCACTCTCGCCTTGGAGATGGTCATGACCGATAACACCCTGTACGCCACGCTGGACGGCCTGGTGGCCCAGGTTACCACCTGGTTGACCCCCACGGTCGACGCCGATTGCCGCCGCCAGGATGCCGCCAAGCTGCGGATCTTCCTGGCCAACCTGACCGATGCCCGCGACCAGGCGCGACTTCAGATCGAGGGGCTGGGGACCGAGCCTGTCCTGGCCCGGTCGCTGGAGGATCTGGCCGAGTCGTTCGCCGGCTTCCCCGACCCGGCGATTCTGTCGCGTGCAACCGTCGCCAATTACGTCGCGGCGCTGACCGAGCTGTCCGCCTATGCCTGGGCTTACGAGGTCGCCGAGCGTATCCGGGGTGGTTCCACCACTGCCGACGACATCGAGACCCTGGCGCTGGCGCGCAAGCTCCACCTGGGCGGGGTAGTTCGTGCCGACCGCCTCGGCTCCGGCGGTGGAGGCGGGGCATGAACGGCGCCGGCATCATCGTGCTGGTGGCCGCCCACTTCGGCGTCCCGGTGAAGTGCCTGACCGGAGCGATCCGGGCGCAGCGCTATACGCGGCCCCGCTTCATCGCCATGGCGCTGATCCGGGACTATCTCGGCTACTCGACGCCCCAGATCGGCAGGCTGTTTGGGGGCCGCGATCATACCACCGTCCTCGCCGCCCTGACCCGCGCGGCCGAGCTGGTCGCCGCCGACCCGATACTGGCCGCCAAGGTGGACCTTCTCCGCGGCGTCCTCGACCTCCATGAGTTTGGTGCTCCGGTGGATGCGAATCAGCCGCGCGAGATGGCCGCCGCCATGGCCAGCGCCTTCCGGCCCTCGATCATGGCGGCGGCGGATGCCAATCCCGACACCTTCATGCGCGGCGCCCAATCCATCCTGACCGCCTGCAAGACCGGGGAGGCCGCGTGATGCCCCGATCCTTCATCCCTCTCGCCATCGTCATGGCGCTGGCCTGCACCCTGTTCGGCGTCCTGGGCGGTCTGGCCGCCCATGCCGTCCCCGGATCGGGGTCCGGGGCAGGCTCCCCCGCTCCCCGCTGTACCGGCACCCCGTCATTCACCGGTAACTACTTCCCACCCCAGCCCTAAAGAGGCCTTCAATGACCGTTCAAACTCCCGATAAAGCCGGCATCACCGTCCTGGGCGAGCGCCAGTTCATGTCCGACGCCAAGGGCCGGCTCACCCCCGTCGAGCTGGTCAAGGATACCGAGAAGCTGGAAGACCAGCTGGTGCGCCGCATCCTCGGCTATGCCGACGATCTCAACGGCCAGATCGCCCGCTTCAAGGGCCATGTCTTCGACGATATCGGCGCCTTCCTGTCCCTGCTGTCCGAGCAATATGGCTGGAAGCCCAAGGATGGCGCCAAGGGCAACATGACTTTCACCAGCTACGACAGCTGCCTCAAGGTCCAGGTCGCCATTGCCGACACCCTGGTGTTCGGCCCCGAGTTGCAGATCGCCAAGGGGCTGATCGACGAGTGCATCGCCGAATGGGCCGTGGACTCCCGCGTCGAGATCCGCGCCCTGGTGGAGCATGCCTTCCATACCGACAAGGAGGGCGAGGTCAGCCGCGAAGCCATCTTCAGCCTGCGCCGGATCGCCATCGACGATGACCGCTGGAAGTCCGCCATCCGGGCCATCAACGACTCCATCCGCATCCAGGGGTCAAAGACCTATCTGCGCTTCTACCGGCGCGCCACCCCCGGCGACCGCTGGGACAACGTCACCATCGACCTGGCCTCGGCTGCGCTGCCTTCCGGTGGCGTCGCCCAGGCTGCCGAGTAGGGGGGCATCATGATTGCTTACTGCGACGCCTCGGGCGCCATCGCCTTCGGCCCCCGCGTCCCGAAAGGAGCCCTGGCCATCGCCAGGGGCCGCGAGGACGCGCTGCGCGATCTGCTCTGCGCCACCTCCCGCCACGCCCATGATGGCGAGACCCTGCTGGTTCCCGGCATCCCCGAGGCCGACAACCAGATCCAGGCGGTCGATGCCCTGATGGATTTCGGCGACTGGCTGGCCCTGCGCCAGACCGAGGGTGTCACCATCCTGTGCCGGAGGATGCGGCCCATGGCCGCTCGCGACGTGCCGGTGGGAGAGTCCTGGGCCGATCCCAGCCATCGCAGCATCGCCGAGATTGAGGGGATCTCGGCCCAGGAGATCGCGCTGTCGCGCGCCTGTTGCACCGACGGCATCCCCAAGCCGGATGTGATCTACCAGGATGTTCCCGCCCATCCTCCCTACAAGATCCGGGAGGCCTGAGATGGCCGAGGATCGCGCCACCACCTCCATCGCCCTGGTCAAGGGTCCCCGCGCCTGGGAACTGAGCTTCGGCAACGAGACGCTGTTCATCCCGGTGCCGACCGCCGAGACCATGGCCCGGCGCATCCTCGGCCTGCCCGAGACCGACACCGCCAAGGCCGCCCTGGCGGCGGCCAAAGCGGTGGGAGGCTGATCATGGCCCGATTGCTCGACTCGGTGCTGCGGCTCGACGCCGCCGCCCGCATGGCGGAAAAGGTGATCGGCACCCGCTCGGACCGGGGGCGCGAGTTGCATGCCGCCCTAACCCAGCTGCGCCGCGACCTGGCGCCGGCCGTGCTGCATCAGATCGCGGCGGCGGGGGCGTTCGATCCCAAGACCGATCTGATGGAGATCCTCGCCCTGGCCGAGGTCGCCGGCCTGTCCTGGCCCGACCTCGCCCATGCCCTGAATCACTATCATGAACGCCATCCGGGGAGCTGCTGATCATGGACTACGACGACGATCTACGCGCCCGCTCCGGTCCGCGCCGACACATCGATTACGACGATTACGGCGACACCTCCTATGACCCGCGCTGCCCGTGGTGCGGCGAGGATATCGCCGGCTGGCATCGGGCCGAGACCATCATCACCTGCCCGGATTGCGCCAAGGAATCGTATCTGCGCGCCAAGGGCATCCCGGAGATCATCGGCCTCATGGCCGAGGCCGACATCAAGTACATCGCCTGGCTAAAAGACCAGGGACGGAGTCTGTCGTCATGACCAAACGCAAGCCTAAATCCATGCTCCTGGGGGGGACCCTCAAGCTGGACCTGTCCGAAATCGCGTCGCGGATCATCGACGAGCATGGCGAGCTGGTGGCCGAGGGCTACAAGCTCAAGACCCCGGTCACCGTCACCGTCCGGCGCGATTCCACCCTCACCTTGCCCGTCGTCTATATCAAGCGCGTCGCCGCCACCCGTGGCTTCGGCAAGCGCGGCTGGTACATCGAGACCAGCCTGGGGCGGATGTTCGGCGTCGGGCCGGCCGAGGAGCCCGCATCATGACCGCGTCCCCCGACCCCAAGACCGCCGCGCGGAAAATGTGGTTCGGCGCCTGCAAGGAGGCCGGACTGGACGAGGACGGCCGCCGCGCCGTCCAGGCGCGGATCTGCGGCAAGGACTCGGCTAGCACCATGTCGGTGCGCGACTTCAATGCCTGTGTCGAGGATCTTAAGGCGCGTGGATTGTGGACGCCCAAGACCAAGGGCGGTGGCGCCGGCTATCACAAGCCCTCAGACAAGCTGCATATCCGCAAGGTTTTCGCCATTTGGGGCGACATGTGCCGCGGCGGCATCCCCGAGACCCCCACCCGCGCCGCGCTGGTGGCCTTCGTCAACAAGATGACCGGTGTCGACGATCCCAACTGGTTGACGGTCGAGCAGGCCATCAAGGTCACCGAGGGCCTCAAGGCGTGGCGAAAGCGGGTGGAGGCGAGCCGATGACGATCCGTGGATCTGCCCTCGACAGCCTCTCCCGCGCCGAGTTGCTGCTTCTGGCCCGGCGTGGTTTGTGGCATGCCAGCGACATTGCCTTCGCCCGTTGGCAAGCCGCCTCCGACGCCCAGGATGCCGCCTTCGCCGGCTACCTGGCCGCCTGCGCCGAAGCGGATGCCTTTATCAACCAGGCCTGCCATCTCAAAACCGAACTGCAGGTGACCAAATACCGCTTGGCCGAACTCACCGCCCGCGAGAAGCGGGAGCGCGCTTGGCGGGCCTACAAGCGCGCATCGAATCGATCCGATGCCCTTTGGTCGGA